CTTTTCATATCCTTCTTGCTCTCCAGAAAGATTGCCCCCTTCGAGTCCGGCTTCACCATCGGTCCTGTCAGGTCGCCCTTCAGATACCTGTCGTTCGGGATGCTCGCCGTCTTCAGCCATTCCTTCATCGACCCCCACATCTCGGCGCGCTTGTTGCCGTACATGATCGGCTTGCTTGAGCGCATCCCGAAGTTGACGCCTCTTATCTTATATCTCTGCTCCTTGAGCCGGTCCACAACGCCCGCCCCCAGCCCACCCTCGTCGATGACGACCAGCGCCGGGCTGTAGCTCTGGATGGCGTCGATGACGTGCCCCACCACCGTCATGGTGTCGTCGCCGCGATGCCGCTGGATCGCGACGATGTCCCTGCCCTGCCGCACCGCTATGACCGTCGCGTCCGACCCGAACCGCGCCGGGTCCACCCCGATCACGATAGGGGCGCTCTGGTCGTTCCACTTCGGCCTTGTCGCAGCCTCGGTAACCAGCGACGCCGAGATGAACTGGTCATCCCCCGCGTTCGGGAACTCACCGTAGACCTCGACGTGCGCCTGCGTGCTGTCCGGTCCATACTCGTCGATGATCTGCTGGTAGACCTGCTTGTCCGTCCCTTCGACCGATCTGGCGTCCACGATCTTGTTGCGCCAGAAGTCCCGCTTGGAGTTAAAGCACTCGTAGAAGTAGCCGCTGTTGCGGCGCGGGTTGCTGAACGCCAGCCAGAACCTGTTCGGCGTGTTCTCCGTAAAAAAGCCGCTCGCGACTGACCATATACTATCTGGAACGCCCGACGCCTCGTCGAAGATCAGCATGACGCCCGCGAAGTTATGGACGCCGGCGTAGCTGTCGGGGTTCTCGGCCGACCACAGCCGTCCCTCGACGCCCCAGTAGCGTGTGCCGAGCTTCAGATCCCGCTCGACCAGTTCCGTGATCCACTTGGCCGGGGCGACGCGGGTGGCCGACACCTCGAACCAGTGGCTCTGAAGCGCCATGCTCAGCCACTTGGTGATCTCGGCCCATGTGACGCTGCGGAGCTGCGATTCCGAATTGGCCGACACGATGGTCGTCGAGCCGATCCTCGTTGTCAGCATCCAAATCACCAGCCACGAGACCAGCGCCGACTTGCCGATACCGCGCCCGGATGACGTCGCCATCCTGAACGTCTCGTAATCTATCTTGCCGTTGTTCGCCTTGATGTGGTCCCGCAGCGTCAGCAGCACCTCGCGCTGCCACACGCGTGGGCCCTCGAAATGCTCAAGAGGCGTCCCCGGCTTCCCCCACGGGAACGCCAACCGCACGAAGGCCAGCGGATCGTCCTTGATCTGCTGGCTCCATAGCGTCGCCATAAGATTCTGTTCGTCTTGCGGGGAGAATATGGGCGTCTGCAATTGAACCCTCGATTACGCGCATCTTCGCCTCTTCAAGCGCGGCGGTGATGCTGATTGTCTGGTTGACCTCTACGCTGACCGCCTGACGCGCCACCCACCCGTGGGTGTGCTTCAGTATGTCCAGCGCCGCCTTCGTATCCCCCGCCAGCGCCGCCGTGCGCAGCACCCCGGCCATCTCAGCCTCGGCCTCCGCGCGTCCGCGCTCTTCCGCATACTGGGCCATTTGGTCGCGGCTGACCAGCGCCCGATACTCGGCCGGGGTCATGTCCAGCGCGAACGCCAGCGCGTCGCCTTTCAGGCCCAGTTTGGCCGTCTGATAGATCTGCTCCAGACGCGCCTCAGTAGCGGCGATGACGCGCGGTTCGTAAGGTAGGCTAACGAATGTCATAGATTGTTAGATAGCATAAAAAATAAAAAATAAAAATTGTTTGCGGACCCTTCGTATTTTTACAAGGAGATCCCAAGGCCGGTCCTCCCCCGCCAATCGCTCTGTCTACAGACATATGTCAACGGCCAAGAGCCGGCATGAATGTCTACTTGCTCTTAACCGTTTACAAACAGCCAACGCCTAAACGCGATGGGTCATATTGTCATGCGCTTGCGCCTTTCTGGCATTAACGGGATATCGCCGCGCGGCGTGTAGACGAAAGCGACGAATCGGGTGCCTGGCCCTTTCTGCCACTTAACCTTGACGCTTTGCCAGTCCGCGAGCGTGACGCGCCTAAGCGCTGCGACATAGCCGATCGGCCAGTCACCGGACATATACAAGTCGAAAGCGGCCACTAACGCCGCGTCTCTGTCATGGGCCGGAAATTCGTTCATTTGCGTGCCTCTCTGCGATCATGGGTCATATTGGCAATTTTGACACCCTGTTTTTGGTCGCTAAGAATATTTCACTTTCTGCAGTACATTACAATATAAAATCTAGCCTAGATTAGAAGAAAAAAAGAGACTATTTAACCCATAAGGACACAAACCCCTTTAAAATCAGCCCCGCGCCATAAGTCACGCCGATGACAATCCGTGACAATTTTTGCCAAAGACCTGTGAAAGAATGTTTGACAAGCGCCCCGAATCGGTTTATGGGTCATATTGTCATTAGTTAGAAGAAGGAAACGGGAAAATGTACGAAGTAAAAGAACTTTGCGCCGGACGCCTTCGCCGCGTCCTCGGACCGTTTGAACGCCGTTCGCAAGCCGAAGCGCACGCAATAGACTGGTTTAACGAACGCGGGTTTACGGTGATCGATCGCGAGGTCGACGCGGAGAACGACGCGATCGACATGATGGCCGCTTGTGGCTCTACGCTCTATCAGTTCGCAATCGAAAAGGCGCGCTAACATGCAAACGATCATAGACGCCACAATAACGGCCATCGTTCTGATTCCCGGCTTGTGCTACCTTTGGGGCTGATCATGAAATATACAGTATCAATCCACGAATGCGCTGACGGCGGCGAAGAACAGGCGCGCGCGACCTGGCATTATTTCGACGGGTTAACCTTGTCGCAAGCCTGGCGCATTGCCGAAAAACATGCGCGCCGCGGCCGTAACCGATTCGGCGGCGGTATAACTCGCATGAACTGGGGTGTGCGCGGCGGCGATTTTCCGCACAATTATCGCGCCGCCACTATTCGCGTCGACGCCTGACAAATCACTGGCGCGGGGCAGAAACCCGCGCTATTGTTCAACATCTATAAACAGGAAACGTAAAAATGCAAAACAGAATCTTTTCCGTCGACTCTGCCAAAGCCGTCAAGGCGCAATCCTTTGGATATCTAAACGCTATCCAATATCTGGCGCCGGCTTCGACATCCGGCTTTAACCTTTGCCCGTGGTCGACGGTTTCTTGCCGGGCGCTTTGTCTCGGCTGGTTTTCGGGGCAAGCCGGCATGGTAACGAATCAGGCAAGCGCCGACGCGCAAAGCAATAGCGTCAGGCAAAGCCGGCTAGATAAATCCCGCCGTTTCATGCGCGACCGGCGCGCCTATATGCGGGATGTCGTCAAATCTATTGAACTGTTACAGCGGCGTGCCGCGCGCATGTTCTTGTTGCTTTGCGTGCGCATGAACGGCGCGACCGATATCGCCTGGGAAGGCGTGCCTTGCGAGCGCAATGGCGTGCCCTATCGAAACATTTTCGAGGCGTTCCCGGATGTCCAATTCGTCGACTATACGAAAGGCGCGGCGCGGCTGTATCGGCGGCGCCCGGAAAACTACCATTTAACGCTGTCCTATACCGGCGAAAACGAATCGGAATGCCGCAAGGCGTTGGCCGCCGGCCATAACGTCGCGGTTTGCTTTGACGCCTTGCCGGCCGCGTTCCTCGGCGCCGAGGTTATAGACGGCGACAAGCACGACTTGCGGCATCTAGACCCTAAAGGCGCCATCGTCGGCTTGTTGCCGAAAGGCCGCGCCGCGAAAGCCGATAAATCCGGTTTCGTTGTTCGCGGAGTCGTCGACATAATATCGAAGGCCGCATAGTGCAGCGCTTCTATTGCGCGCCGTGGCGCCCGGTCAGGGCGCACTCGCACGAATTGGCCGCACGCATATTCGCCGCGCGGCTGGCGCGCCGGCTGTATGGCCATCGCGGCCGAATCAGGATGCTACACCACGCCGGCCATGCGGCCGGTAACGTGGTGGCCTTCGAGGTTTACGTTTGCGGCGCCCGCGCCGGAACGCACGCCACGCTAACGATAGGAACGGAACAATGACAAAGGAACAAATGGACGCCATATGGCGCGCGCCTGGCGTGCAAAACGCCGGCCATCTTAACCTTTGGGCGCGCGACTGGCGCGGGGACTGGCAGGCAAAGCAAGGCGCCCGGCGCACCCCGGCATGGGATAAGGCGCTGCTACGCCGCGCGCGGCGTGATCTTCCGAAATGGCACGAGGGATACAAAAAAGGATTCCGCACATGATATACCAGACTGAATACACGTTCGACGAGCTGGCCCTTGTTGCGGGGTGCGCCTGCTACGCCTACGGGGTGGCAGACCTGTCCTACACGGTCTTACCGCCTGACAGAGAGTGCGGCTATATGAATTGGTCCGTTGACGACTTGTGCATAACCGGCATAGCGCTTGACGGGATAGACCTAAGCGATCCGGGCCGCCAGCTAGACTCAACCGAGCCGCTGTATAAGCTAATCGAGGCGGCTCTGTTTCGCGACGACGCCTTGTCTCAGGCTTGCCTCGAACACTACGAAGGGGGTGGCGCATGGGACGAATGAAAGACTTGGCCCTCGACCTGTCCGACATGAGTTATGGCGCCTTGCGCGCCATGCTCGACATGGGCGGCGGCTTGACGCCCTACATCCTCGAAGAACTGGAACGGCGACATGCTTTCGGTGAACCTATACCCGACGCCCCGCGCGAAGGCGAAAGTAACGAACGACGCCGTGACGATAGAAACGCCTGACGGCGCCGTCCGGCTCCACTTCCCGCACGCCGACGCGCGAGCCCTCGCGGCCGTCGCCAAAACCGTAAATTTTGCACTAAGGTTCAAAGACCATGCAGCTAATCAGCCTTCTGATTGTGGTAATCCTCGAAATCCTGATGGGGGTGAAATAGATGGAATCCAACGCCCTTAAACTCGCGCGGTTGCGCAAGGAACTAATCGACGCCGAGTGGACTTCCGACATAGCGCGCGAAGACGCTTTGCGGCGTGAGATCGCCCGACTGGAATTAATGCTCAAACTGGGGACGCACTATGACGAGCCATTTTGAGGACATGCTGGCGGCCTATGGGGCCGTCATACCTGACTTGCCGGTGGACGAGCCCTGCTATCGCGTCAATCGCTCTCTATGGGCTCTATACCGCCGTCTGGACCCCAACGTCCAGGAGCATCCCGTTTGCACAGAAGCCGAAATCGTGCGGCGCCTCGACCTGCTATACATGGGCGACGGGACGTGTTAGAACCCGTCAATTACGTTCCTCCCCAACTGCCCGGCCCTAAAAAGCCGGGCGTTTCTTTAGGGGCCAGCATGACGGCGCAAGAGTTCGAGCAGCGTATAAAGCAGCTACAGGAAGAGGTAACACGCGCCTATCTCGCCGGCTATACAGAAGCCCGCGAACGGTCGCAGCATACGATCAAATTTGCTATCGACGAAAGCGACAGGCTACGGCGCGCGCTCGAAGAGGCACTGGCGCACGTCGATGAGGACGGTCGCACACAAATTCTATCGCTATTGCACAAAGGCAAATCAGCAAGTCCAGAATCATTTGAGCAGCCTTATCGCCAGAATCGTGACGAATAGGCACACGGGGCCGATCACCAGGTGATCG